CTCTCCTTGCCGATGTGGTCATACGCTTCCCTGACCTCGGCTTTGCACTTGGTTCCCTCCGGTATGAGGTTTGCGCTTTCAATTTCCTCGTCTGTCATAGGCTTGTAGTTCATTTACTTCTCTCCTTTGATTTTGGCGTTGAAATACTTTATTGTTTTTTCCGCTTGCTCTTCGCTTAATTCTTTCCACGAATCCGCGCGCGCACGGTTAAGAATCTTCTCAGTCTCAGCCTCACTCACCTTCAGCAGTTCAACAAGCCGCTCGATCTCGGCAATCTGTTTAGCCGACGCAAGCGTGATAGGTGCGGTAGCCCGCTCTATCGCGTCAAAACCGTATCGAGTTGCGTATTCCGCGTACTCAAGTGGAAACGTATCGCCGAGCTGGAAACCTTCAAGGCGCGATTTCGTCACAATCGCAGTAGCAGGATAAATCTTGCCCTGTCTGATGACGCGCAGGGATAGGTCAAGCTCGTATGTCAATTTGTCCCAAATGTCGGACATCTTGCCGATTTCTTCCCTCTGGCCGCTTTTCGGATTCACGCCCCACTCGTTGGTTTCATGAGCGCAGAAAATCACATTCATATCCAATCTCATTATCCAGTTCACGAGCCGCCGCATACCGGCAATGGCGGGTTTTTTCGACGCGCCGAACGCATCCTTGTCACCGAGCCGCTCCACCTCGTTCGCAATTGCAGTCTGGTAGAGTTTTGTGATTGAGTCGATGATAAGAGTGCTGTACTCGTGTTTTTCAGTGGCGAGCGCTTGGATCTGGCCTATGACCTCGCCAAAGTCAAGCGCGCCCTCGGCCTGTCCCATGTACACTCCGCCCACCTCTGTGAGCCGCTTGCGGTAGTGCTCGAGCTGCGCCCCGCCCTCTGTGTCGATGAAATACGGGCGGGGAAACGTGAGAGAGAACCACGTCTTTCCTACTCCGCTCGCACCAAAAATCAGGCACTTTGTTTTGCCTTGCGGTACTACCTCTGGAGCTTTGGCCTTTAGCTTGGACATGCAGACCTCCTGCGGTGGGATTGTGCGCCTCTTCAAGGTGGACGCTTGCCTTATATTCAAGTCTCAATATAACAAATAAAATAAAGAAAGTCAATAGGAATATTAAAATAAACTAATCTGCTCGTTTTGTCTGTATGTCATATCATTCTCGGCGTGTTCAAGATTTTTTATAGCTTGCCTATAATAACTTGTTTTAAGTTCAACTCCGATACCTTTTCTTCCCTGTATCACAGCGCCGTAAACCTCTGATCCTACTCCCATAAATGGCGTAAAAACATTTTCTCCGGGATTAGAGCGCAACATAACGCATCTATCAATAATATCCAGCTGCAGCGGATGAACATGCTTTTCGTCGTCAGGGTCTTTGCAATCTTGGAATGGTAATACTCGCGCCATATTAATATCATCCCATATCGAAGAAGCATATCTGCGCCATATCATATGCGACCATTTATTTAATTTCTGATCGCCTTCCATGTTTTTAAATTGTTCGTATTCTTTTTCTATCGGGCTTTCCCCGGCATAGTATTCAAATCCTGCAGGATGAGCTATCGGTATTTTGTTTTCTCCTTTTTTTCTGAATATCAATAGATAATCTGCGCTCGCAACACCACAATAAGCGGCATCGTTAACTATCGTGCTATGAGAAAGATTTTTTGTCATTGTTCTGTTTCTTACCCATAACGGCTCTTTCCATATTGTATGACGCGCAATAAATCTCCATCCACATTTTTCATGTAGTTTAATAATATCACCCGGAAAATCTATTAGCGAATCATCCCCAGTATTGCTTGTTGGTATGTCGGTACAATGCACCGCTGTTATCCTGCCCTTATGTGTTATCCTGTTCAATTCAGATACTACGAATGAATAGTGTTCAAAAAAATCATCATATCCATCGGCATTAGACAAGTCACGATCATTGCTTGAATAGTGGTATAGGCCGCCGAACGGTGGAGAATAGATAGATAAATGGATTTTATCTTCTGGCATTGATTCCATAAGTTCTATACAATCCCCATTATAAAGCGCGGAGTTTTCTGTGATTTTCTGATCGATTATAGCCATGATGGTATCTTCTCTTTCTTGGTAAATCTGTTAATTTTTTTGAATGATATTGAATTGTTCATCTCATTTACAAGATTGTCAAACATCTTTGCGGCAGCTACATTTTTTCTCTGCAAATTATTCATTATCTTTTTTTCGCCCTCGGTTAATACAATGTCAACTATTACATCTTTTTTCTGACCGAATCGCCAGCATCTACGCACCGCTTGATAATATTGTTCGTATGAATGTGAGGGGAAATATGTTATATGGCTACAATTTTGCCAGTTCATACCCCACGCGCCTATTTTTGGTTTAGTAATAAGCCGTTTAATTTCACCATTTGCAAATCCGATGAACGCCTTTTCTTTTTTATCATCAGAATCAGAACCTGATATTTGAATAGAATCAGGGATAATTTTTTCAAGGTAATCGCCTTCGTCATTAAGCTGACACCATATAACGCTTTGATCGTTGTGTGTTGAAATAATATCAAGGATTATTTCGCACCGTTCTTTTATTGTTCTCTTTTTTTCTTCTCTTTGTTCCGGCAAATTTCGTGCTGGAATATTTATAAAAAATCCATCAGGCAATGATTTTGCCTCAATACAGGTTTCATTTTCTATCAATTCTGGCAATATAAATTTGTCATCATTAAAACCTAAATCGCTCGGCTTTCTGCACGCTCTTGCCCACGATGTAACCCATCTCCAAAAAGGAATTTCGGCATGACCTTTAAATCTCCATTTTGGCGCTTCTCCGAATAATCTTCGTAATCCAGAATTATTATTGTCATTCTTGAAATATTTATTCAGCATATCCATAAAACCAAGATTTCCTAGCGCTTCACTTGATGTCCCGAGTTCTATATAATCATTAGGTGCTGCTGTTGCTGTTGCGAGTAATCTGTATTGGATTTTTCTCATAAATTGAGTTATCTCTATTTTTCTTGATCCGTCAAAAGATTTTAATATGCTTGACTCATCGCATATGATACCTGAAAAATCAGATGGATTAAAAAAATGTAATTTCTCATAATTTGTAATTACTATCTTTTCTTTTATTTCTCCCTTGATAGAACGATAGCAATTCATACCAAATTTTTCAGACTCGCGCAATGTCTGCGCTGATACTGCAAGAGGGGCAAGTAGTAATACTGGTTTATTTGTTTTTCTCGATACATTTTCAGCCCATACTAATTGCATGGGTGTCTTTCCAAGACCGCAATCGGCAAAAATAGCAGCGCGCCCTTTTCTTATTGCCCATTCAACAAGCGATTTCTGAAAATCAAAAAGAAAATCAGGCATCCATATAGGATTAAAACCTGAATCAGCACCGCATTGCTCTTTTGTCTTTAGATAGTCAATGTAATCCATACTTCCCCTCTATCATGTCAAAAGGTTACGCAATAGGTCAGGACACCAGCCGCACACCAATATACTACCATTCGCCAATCTCCTGTTTTTATTGCCACTGGCAGATATCCACATGCCGCACAGATGTCTAGGATGATAAGAATTGTCGGGAATATTTTATGTGATGGTATCATAGTATAAAAAACATCCGGCTCGCGCTGAATCAGGCGGAAACGACGCGATACGCCAGTGGTGGCTACCGGATGTATATGTTTTCTGTGTGAATCGCCTGATTCATAATTTACAAGATAATATTAGTTTTTATTAAAGTCAATAGTTTTTTCTTAATTCTTTTGCTTGCTTCAATATTTTTATTTTTTCCCTATGATTTTCAGGGTATGACTCGGCTATTTTCTCACACATTTCAGCGCGTTCCTGGTTAGTCATCTCGTCCCATGTACGGTTTGTTGCTCTCATCTATCCCACGTTCCTTTCCTATGGCATACCCTAGCGTATAAAACAATCCGCACAGGATTGCTGCTATTATCGCGGCTATCATATACACACCACCTTAATGGTTTTGAGGTTTATTTGTTCTTGTATCCATGAACATGGTGCGCTTATAAACAGTCCTGCGGCATTTGAGATACACCATGCCGCGCTTTATGAATATTATCTTGAGTTCTCCAATGCGCCAGTAGTGGAGTATGGTTCCTATCTTGAAGGTCATCGTTGTCAAGTTGCAATCTCCTCTATAAATTTTCTATAATCATTCACCAGCATGTACGTCCCTCCTGATAGTCTGATCTTCTCCTCCCTGTATTTCTGCAACTCGCTCTGCTTCCCACGCTTCGACTTGCACTCTATCCCTACAAATCTCCCCTTCACACACGCGATAATGTCAGGAGTCCCCGCTCCACCAGCAGTAATTATTTTGACATGATATATTCCATGATCTTTCAACCAATCAACTAATTTCATCTGCAAATATTTTTCCGTCATATCACCCCTTATAATAAAAGTTTTTGTGCAACTCTTTTGCTTTTTTTTCTCTGGCTTTTACTGCGTCTTTAAACAAATCAAATCGACCCACTGAGTAAACTTTCTTGTTTTTTTTAACTCTTACCATCCACTTGTTTCTGTTTTTATCCCAACAAACACCAGGAACACCGCTGGTGTTGTTCGATTGGATTCTTTTATTACAACAGTTCTCTGATCTTGAACACATTCGAAGATTGTTTCTTCTGTTATCAAGGGGATCGCCGTTGATATGATCCACTTCTTTATTATCAGAAACATCGAGTAAATAACGATGCATTAAAATGTTTTTGTTTGTTTCTCTTTTGCGCATACTGGCATAATCCTTGCCGTGAAAATACCACGCAATCGTTTTTACTTTTTCGAAATCACACTTATCGATTTTACAGAAAAAACCTTTTGTAAGAGGAATTTTTAAGTAATTTTTATAGACTATTGGTTTCCAAATACGCTTTTGTCCTCTTAAAAACTCAAGATGGTAACAACCGCAAGAACGGGTTGTCCCTCTTATTAAACTATGCGACAAAATGTTTTTTGTTTTTCCACATATACATTTACACTTCCAAATAACATTGCCATGCCCACTTTTTCCAGCATACTCAATAACCGTTAATCTACCAAAAATCTTCCCCTTTAAATCAACCATAAAAAACTCCAATAAAAACGGGCTGCAATTGGCTGGCCATGAACGAAATTAGGGAACCGTTCAATCTGTCCAAAAGCAACCCGGATTTTAAAAACATAATTAATCCCTAATATTTATTGATAACCAAATGCCACTTCGGTTACACAATTAATATATATTATGCGCCACCTTATTCATAAAATATCTATACGTGAAATCCATTTTATTAGACACCACATCATATACTTTTTTTTCAATTCCACCGCGCACAAAAGTCCAATGAACTTCTGCCACTCTATCCCTTGTAAAATTTTGTATTCTTGCTCTTGATTGTAAAAAACTAACAGCAGCAAAATCAATATTATAAAATATCAAAGCATCGGCTGAACTAATGTTAATTCCTTCTCGCCCCGAGCTGACCTGGGACAAAAAAACTCGGCTTTTATCATGTTCAAAATCTTCTGGGCTTTCTGTGCTATCAGGAAACCATTTCTTTAAAACAGATCTTTCACCAATAAATTTATAAAATATCCCTATTTTTTTTCCATTGAAATTGTTCAAAATGTACTCTGCTTTTTTTTCACTTATTATTTTTGTACCTTTTTCACAAATAACAGTACCAGAAGACAACTGCCATAGTTTTGACATAAAAGATGCTGGTGTATCTGCGACACAAATATCATCATCAAATTTCAACACCTTTGTTTTTGTGAGTTCTCGTATTTTGCTTAAAACAGAATCGTCATCAATATCATGGAATACCTCTTTTATTTCACACTTAAATCCTGCTTGTTCTTGACTATATGTTATCAAATAAGGCAAAAAATCTTTTGTTACTTTTTCTTGAATTGTCTGTGAATAATCATTTATATCAAAGCCATTAATTCTCTTTTTCTGTACATTTACATAATCATGTGCCCATTTATAAAAATTATAGTATCTATTCCACGGCGATCTTTTTGATATCCAAAACTGATGATATAATTGTGACATTGATTCAGCGTGCGGAGTCCCTGACAAAAAAATTATCGGTTTATTAAATGAAATATTACGCAATCTTTTTGTGCGCAATGACGGTTTTGGGTAGGCTGCAAGAACGTGACATTCGTCACATATTATTAAATCGTAGATATTATTAACGCGATGCAATTGCTCATAATTCGTTACAGTTAAACCATAAGAAAACTCGCCATTTTTGTAATCGTTTTCAATGCTGGCAATAGCTTTTTTTTTCGTCAAAAACAAGACGTTTTTTGCACTATATAATCTGGCACATTCCAAGGCCGTTAGTGTTTTTCCTGTTCTAACCTGCATTCCATAATATACAATCCCGCGTTGTTTTAAACCATTGCAACCCTGTTCAGCAAGCTCTTTTTGATATTGTCGGAGTTCTACCATATAATTCCTGTCCTTGTCTCCATTGCCAAATAGACAAAGTTGTGGCGTCCGATAATGGCAAGCGCCTGGTCGGCTATTGTGCGCTGATACGGTCGGAGGTTCATTTATTGACCCATGTTAAATTTTTGTTGTACCATGACCTGTATG